AAGATAATAAAAAAGCAGATACTGTAGCTTGGATTAGAACTTTTATTATAGCGCAAGCTGTAATAACAAACCTGCTTATAGCTATTAACATTTTAATAGTTTGGTTTGGATAAGCAAGAAGCCCTTCGTATATTAGAGGAAATAGAAGAAAATGTTAATACCTGCTGTGCTATTACTATGGAACCAGATGATGTATTAGTATTAATAGATAAATTGAAAGAATATTTAAATGAAAAAAATTAAAAATATAGTTATATTAAAAATATTTTTATTTAAATTATGGTTACAAAGAATTAAAATTAAAATCAAGTTAAATGTCAGAAAATAAACGTAGAAAAGTTCATGAAGAATTAGAAGTAGTAAAAGTAGGTTATGCGAATGGTGTTGCAGAAGGATTTCCCTTTACAGATAAAGAAAAATTAAAAATGATTGATAAAGCAGAAAAAGCTTATGGTAAGTTTTTAGATGCTTTAAAATGTGATTGGAGAGATGATCCCAATTCAATGGAAACACCTCGACGAGTAGCTAAAGCTTATGTGAATGATCTATGGGCTGGTAGATACACAGCAATGTCCCCAATTACATCATTTCCCTCGGATGGTTATGATGGTATTGTTATTGAACGTAACATACCATTAACTTCAATGTGTTCTCATCACCATCAAACAATTGGAGGTGTAGTTCATATTGGATATATAGCAGGAGAAGGTGGTCAAGTAATTGGTTTATCTAAATTAAACAGAATTGTAGAATTATTTGGTCGTAGAGGAGCAATACAAGAACAATTAACATCAGCAATCCATAATGCTGTAGATAAAATTACAGAAGGAAATAAAGGTGTTATTGTTACTATAGTAGGTACTCATAATTGTGTATCTTGTAGAGGAGTTAAACATCAGGGTGCAGCAATGGTTACAACTAAAGCATCAGGTGTATTTAAAGATAATAAAAATTTAGCTCGTAAAGAATTCTTTGATAGTCTTAAAATTAATAACGGGGGACATAATATATAAGAGAAATGGCATTAGTAGACAAATCAGAAAATAAAATATATTTAAGTTGGGGAGATATTAATGATGCGGTTGATAACTTATGTAACAAGATTAGACATGATCAACCCAACATAGACTCAATCCATGGTATTGCTAGGGGAGGATTAATTCCCGCAGTTTTAATTTCTCATAAATTAGGTTTACCTTGGACTGATGTTATTTTACCTAATACTTTAGTAGTAGATGATGTATGTGATTCAGGGGTAACATTAGAAAATGCACCAGGTGTTTGGACAGCAGTATTACATTATAAACCCCACACATCATGTTTTCAACCTAGTATATGGGCAGAAATACATGAAGGTGATGAGTGGTTAATTTACCCTTGGGAAACTAAAGATTCAAAACCTATTCAAGATTATTTAAAACCTGGAGCTAAAGAATATAGAGATAAACTAGATGAATATTATAAATCAAATGAATAAATATGGAATATTGGCAAATTAAAACTCAAAATGAATTTGAGAATGAAAGAGGTAGGATACAAAAAACAACTGAATTATATTTAGTAGTAGCAGTATCAGCAACGGATGCAGAAGCTAAGATGTACAAACATAATGAAGGTATGTCTAATTTTAGAGTTGTAGAAGTAAAGAAAACCAAATTTTTAGAAGTAATAAGCTAATGGGAAAACAATTAGAATTATTTAGCAAAGCCGACGTGCCCTTTGTTAATGAAGTAGAAACTTTTAACCGCACGTTCGGAAAACCAAACAATTATGAACCGACAATACCAGAAAAAAAGGAGTGGGAATTCGTATACGACTTTGTACTTGAAGAATTGGAAGAATATAGACAGGCTTGCGAAAACGGAGACATCGTGGAAGTTTTGGATGCTCTGTGTGATATTGCTTACGTTTCCCTTGGGAACGGTACTATGTTACACGGCCTTAAAGATAAGATATGGCCTGCATATCAAGAAGTACAAGGAAGCAATATGTCGAAGTCTTGTAGCACTAAAGAGGAAGCCATGGAAACTGTCACCCTCCGCTCTAAAGAACAAGATGAGCCATGTCACTTTGAACAGATCGAAGACCGATTCGTAGTATACAGAACACGTGATCGTAAAGTAATGAAATCAATTAATTACTATAGACCAGATTTAAAACAATTCTTTACAGGAGATGAATTACAAAAATTCCATAAACCAGCAACCTTTATTTAATGTATAAAAAGTGTTATTTAGGAGATAAAATAAAACCTAATGTTTTTCAAATGCATCTTTGGGAAGAAGATGGGGGACATCAAATTATTGAATATGAAAATGTAGCATATCAAGAATGTACTGAAGAAGAACATACACATAAAGGATTAAATGGAGAATTTTTAAAATCCCAACCTAAATGGTTTTATTCTAAAAATCCGGATTATAGTCATAAAAATACACCTGGTTTACATTTCCATGATATGAAACCTCATCAAAAATTTTTAGTTGAGCGTTATGGTGTAAATGATGTTCCTTCTAAGGGACATAGAGAAGTATTTTTTGATATTGAGTGTGAAATAGGAGGAGCATTAACTGAAGAATATATTGAAGATGCTCCTATGCCTATTACTTCTATTGCTTGGTGGGATAAACAAAAAGATTATTGGTCTATACTTATTTTAGATAAAAAAAATCAACTATCACATACTAAAACAGGAAAAAATAAAAATAAAGAAATTATTCCTTGTACTACAGAAAATGAATTGTTAGCTAAATTTATTGAAGCTATAAGAGAGATGGATCCCGATATACTAGTAGGTTACAACTCAGATTATTTTGATATACCTTATTTATATTATAGAATGTGTAGAACAATAGGTAAAGATTGGGCTGATCATTTATCTCCTATTGGTAAAGTAGTTTCTAAGAAAAATAATAAATATTTTTTTAAACAAAATCAATATGTAGATATTGTAGGTATTGAATCTTTAGATTATATTCGTTTACATAAAAAATATAGTTGGAAAGATGAACCAAGTTGGAAATTAGATGCAATTGGGGCCAAATATGTAGGTATGAATAAAGTTGAATATGATGGAAATTTAGATCAACTATTTGAAACTGATATTCATAAATTTATTCAATATAACTTTGTTGATGTAGAAATTTTACAAAAGTTAGATGAAAAATTACAATATTTAGCTTTAACTAAAAACTTATCCCATAAAGGTAAGCATAATTATAGTGAAGTTTATTCTAATAGTATTACTCAAGATGGAGCAATTTCTGCTTATTTATTATCCCAAAATATAGTTCCACCTCCTAAAGAACCTTTCCCTCAAAAGAAAGATAGTTATGCAGGAGGATATCTTTTTTGCCCTAAAGCAGGATTATACAAATATATGTTTGATGAAGATTTAACATCGTTATACCCATCTATAATTATGTCAATTAACATTGGTAAAGAAACATTCGTGGGTCGTATTATAGATGCAGATGACCGTAATAATAGATTGGGTCTTAACGATTTAAAAGAACGTGACCCCGAAGAAAAATTATTAGTAGAAAATGCAAAACGAAAACAAACCTATGTTAATGCTGGTAGGTTAGTTGAAATGATCAAACAAAATGATTTAGCAGTAGCGGCTAATGGTTCAATGTTTAGAACAGATAAAGAAGCAGTATTATCCACTATACTTAAAAAATGGTTTAAGGAGCGTGTTATTTATAAAAATGCAATGAAAAAAGCATATAAAGAAGGAAACAAAGAATTAGGTGAATATAATCATTTAATGCAATACACAATGAAAATTCTTTTAAATTCATTGTATGGTGCAACTGCATTACCTTCATTTAGGTATGGTATGAATTTCCAAACCCTAAGTGAAGCAATTACATTATCAGGACACAGAATAATCCAAGAATCAGCCCTTTGTGCTAATAGACATATGAATAAAGTTATGCGAGGGGAATTAAAATTAGAAATATGACATTAAAAAAACAATCTATTAGAAAAAATCAACTAATTACTGTAGAAGGTAAACCTATATCTAAAGAAGAAATAATCACTAGAAGTGAAAAATGGAGTGAAATCCAAGAGAATTTTTTTAAAAAAATGCTTAAACAAGGGGGAACATTTAAAGTAGCGGGAATAAAATATAAAGTAGAATTAATTGAAAGAAGTGATTTAGACTCTAACGGAAATAAACCAATAACTGTACCACCATTACCAGGTGAAAGAACATTTTAATTATGATATTACAAGAGGCATTTAATTGGTATTTAAATTATAACCCAAATACTGATTCTTTAAGATCTTCTCAATTAAATAAAGTAATTGGGGAAATAGAAGATGAATTTATTAGTAATTTTGATTCTTCTAAAAAAATAATTTGTATAGAAACAGGTGCTTCCCATAATTGGAATGATGGTTGTGTTGGAGCTTTTTTTGCAAAATTATGTGAATTAACAAATGGGAAATTCTATTCTGTAGATATAAATTCTGAATTAATTGATAATAGTAAAACATTATATAATAGCTTAGGATTTACTAATATAACTCATCATATTGATGACTCAGTAAATTATTTAAAGAATACAAAAGTTATTCCTAATATAGTTCATTTGGATTCATGGGATTTAAATCTTCGAGATCCTTTTCCTAGTGCATTACATGGGTGGAATGAATTTTTAGCTATTGAAGATAAAATGCCTTTAGGGTCTCTTTTAATTATAGATGATAATTATTTTAATGGAACTTGGGTTAATTGGAAAGATAATCGTAATGATAAAGAATGGGATAGAGTAACAATTAATTATCCAATTGTAGGTAAAGGAAGTCATATTTACAGTTATGTTGAAAGTGGTAATAGTAATTGGATAAAATTAAGTAATGACCATGTTGGAACAAATGAAAAATTAGTTTATAAAAAAGTAAAATTATGTTAGTAGAAATTTCAAACGGAGAATTATTAGATAAAATTTCAATTTTAGAGTTAAAATTACTTAAAATTGAAGATGAAGAAAAACTAATAAATATTAAAAAAGAATTTGAAACATTAAACCCTTTAGTAATAGAACTATTTGAAAAGTATGATGGTCAATTACAAAATCATTATCTTGAATTAGCTAAAATTAATGGTCAACTTTGGGATATAGAAGATTGGATTAGAGATTGTGAACGTGAAAAGAGATTTGATAAAGAATTTGTAGAACTAGCCCGTTCTGTGTATATTACCAATGATAAAAGATGTGAAGTTAAAAAATTAATCAATTTAATGACCTCATCAGGATTAGTAGAAGAAAAATCATATAAAGAATATTAATGAAACATTTAGAAGAAACACCTTGGTGGATATGTGATACAGATGATGAAAATTATTGTGCCTACGTTGATACTGATTCTAATTATTTTAATGCTGAACCTTTACTTTTTAAGTTATATCCTAATTTTGAAGAATTATCTGCAGAAAAAAAAGATGATATTTTAGAAAAGGTAGCAATGAAATATCAAGATGTAATTAATGAAGATTATGATAGATTAGCTAAAGAGTGTTTTAATGTAACTGAACATCGACTTGAAATGAAAACTGAATGTGTTATTCGTTCAGCTTATTTTAGAGCAACTCGTCGTTATGCTCAATGGATTACTAAACAAGAAGGAATTGCTAAAGAATCTTTAGATATTAAAGGTTTGGAATTTATGAAAGCAAATTTTCCACCTATCTTAGGATCATTTTTTAATGACATACTTCAACAGGTACTAAAAGGTGAAGAAAAATCTAGTATTTTAGATCAAATTAAAATATTTAAAAAACAAATCTTAGATGGTACAATACCACTTACTAAACTAGGTAATCCATCAGCAGTTAAAAAATTAGAAAAATACTCGGGTAAAAATGCTAGAGCAGGAGAAATGTTTACAGAAATACTTAAAGGAGCTCCTGCACCTGTACGTGCTACAATTCGTTATAATGATTTATTAAGGTTATGGCAATTAGATAAAAAATATAATTTAATTACACAAGCAGATAAAGTTAAATGGATTTATTTAAGAGATAACCCTTATAAAATAGAAGCATTAGCATTTCAAGATTTTGATGTGCCTGAAAAAATTAATGATTTTTTAAATGCTTATGCTGATAGACAAAAAGTATTTGATTCAATATTATTAAATAAATTAGAAGGATTCTTTAGTGACTTACAATGGTCATTAGATTTAAATCCTTATACAAATGCATTAGCATCTTTTGAGATATAAAATAAACTTCGTATATTACAACTATGGTAAATAAAACAACACTAACATCAGTTATTTCAAAATATTATTTAAATGGTTTAAATAATCAAGTAAAATGGCGTATTAAAGATAACCAATTAACTGTTTATGCGGGTGAAAATGGTAGAGTATGTAAAGTAATACATAATAATTTTAACCTTGAAGACTCAGAATTAGGTGTATTTGATACTCATAAACTTAGTAAATTACTTTCTATCACCAACGGTGAATTAAATATTTCACTTGAAAAAATTAAAGCGGTTTATACTAAAATACATATCGCTGATTTAAACTTTGATTTAACTTATTCATTAGCTGATATTTTAATTTTAGGTAAAAATACTTATTATGAAGATCCTGAAGAATTTGAAATACAAATTGATTTAACAAATGAAGATATTAATCATTTAATTAAAGCTAAAAGTGCTTTAGCTGATGTTAATAATATGTTAATCACAAGTACCACAGATATGGATGGGACTAATATATGTGAAATTATATTTGGTGATAATACAGGATTTTCAAATAAAATTACTTATCAGCTTAGAGGTAATATTACTAAAGGAGATATTCAAATTCCTTTTGATTCAGATATATTTAAAGATATTTTAAATGCTAATAAAGATATGGAAAGTGGTACACTGAAAATATCTGAAGTAGGAATGTTAAAATTAAATTTTTCAACAACAGAAACAGAAAGTGAATACTTTATTGCAAGAAATGAGTAAACACATATGTATAATAGAACATAAAATGGAGCTAGGGCACGTGTTATGTTTAAATTAAATTAACCGAGAGCTACGGCCTCACAAAACTAAATGATATGAGTACATTATTCAATGAACGTACACCGTTCGACTTACTATTCCGTAACTTTTTTAAAGCAGACGGATCTTTTCAACCAACAACGTTTGACAACAAACAACCTCACCCACTAGATATTTTTTACGACGAAGAAGGGCTTCACTTTGAGATTGCCTGTACTGGTCTAACTAAAAAAGATATTCAACTAGAAATAGATGGAGATCTTTTAAAAATTATCTATGATAAACCAAAAGAAGAAGAAGATTATTCTGGTTATATCTATAAAGGATTAGCTAAACGATCTTTTAATCTAGGTTATAAAGTAGCAGCTAAATTTGAACTTGAAAGTTTAACTGCTGGAATGAAAGATGGCTTACTTCATATTTTTATTCCAATAGCTGAATCTAAGAAGCCAAAAACAATTAAAATTCAATAATAAGTTTTATTAAAAAAGCGTGTCCTAGCGCATTTTATTTCGTATATTAACGTCTAAATAAATAAGTTATATGATAAAAAAAAGAAAGTCTATTCAGACTATTACCGATCCCTTACTAGAACCATTCTTTATTACTAAGGACGAATACAGTTATACTGTAAAACAAAATGTGACATCTGATGCCAATCATTTTAGGGCTAAAGGTAAAGCAAAAACTTATGAAAAATCCCTATATTATTATGCTAATTTTGAACAGGCTTTACAAAAAATAGCTAAATTACAAGCTGATATTGAAGATTTTGATAGTTTAGATGAATATATTAACAATTATACAAAAATAAGTACTAACATTAAAAATTATACAAATGGAATTAGAAGCATTGTTTGATGCCGTTATTGTAAAACCCCAAGAAGTTGAAGAAACTACTTATGGGTCAATTATTGTGCCTGATTTAGGTAAAGATAGAAATGAGCATGGAACTGTAGTAGCAGTAGGTCCTGGTAAACCAACTGTAACTGGAACTTTTTTACCAACAACTGTAAAGGTTGGGGATAAAGTAGTTTTACCAACAGTAGGTTTTACTAAATTACAACATTTAGGAGATGAATATTATATTGGCCCCGAAAATCAAATTTTAGCAAAAATTAACCAAACAGAGAAAAAAGAAGATGAATAAACAAGTTACATTAGGTTCAAAAGCTAGAACCAATTTAGTAAAAGGAATTGATACCTTAGCTGATGCTGTAGTATCAACACTAGGACCAAATGGTCGAAATGTAGTAATAGCAAACGAAATGGGAGTTCCACAATCAACAAAAGATGGAGTTACAGTTGCTAAATCAATTAAACTAAAAGATCCTGAACAAGAATTAGGAGTACAATTAGTAAAACAAGCTGCAATTAAAACAGCTGAAAAAGCAGGTGATGGTACAACTACATCTACTTTATTAGCTCGTGAAATGGTAAAAGCAGGATTAAATGCTTTAAATAATAATGAAAATGCAGTCCAAATTAAACGTGATATTGATTCTACAGTTGAAAAAGTAGTTAACAATCTTAGAAACAATATTTCAGAAGATATCTCAGGAGAAGAACAATTAGAACAAATTGCAACTATATCAGCAAATAATGATCCAGAAACCGGAAAATTAATTGCTACTGCTATTGACAAAGTAGGAATGGAAGGAGTTGTTCATATAGAAGAATCCCGAACAGGAGAAACATATTTGGAAACAGTAGAAGGTATGCAATTTGATAGAGGTTATAAATCCCCGTATTTTGTAACTGATAATAATACAATGACTGCTACTTTAGATAATCCACTTATATTAATTGCGGATAGTAAAATTACTCAAGTAAAAGAATTATTACCTATTCTTGAAAGTGTTTCTTCACAAGCAAAATCATTACTTATTATAGCAGAAGATATTGATCAAGAAGCATTAGCAACTCTTATTGTTAATAAAATGAGAGGTACTATGAAAGTATGTGCTGTAAAAGCCCCAGATTTTGGTGATAGACGTAAATTAGTTTTAGAAGATATTGCAGTCACAACAGGTGGTGTAGTATTTGATAAACAAAAAGGAATGAAAATGGATAAATTTAGTTGGGAATGGTTTGGAGAAGCTAGAACCGCAACTATAGATAAAGAAAAGACAACACTGGTAGATGGAAAAGGAACAATTGAATCAATTGAAACACGTATTGAAGAACTACAACAACAAATTGACAAAGCAGACTCACCGTTCGAAATCGAAAAACTCCAAGAAAGACTTGCAAAATTTGTCGGAGGAGTAGCAGTTATTCATGTAGGTGGAAATACTGAAACTGAAATGAAAGAGAAAAAAGATAGGGTTGATGATGCTTTACATGCAACAAAAGCCGCTATTGAAGAAGGTATAGTACCTGGTGGTGGAACAGCATTATTATATGCATCATCAGGATTAGAAGCTAAAACAACAGGAGCAGCTATTGTAATAGAAGCTTGTGCTAAACCCTTTAATCAAATTTTAGTTAATGCTGGGTTTGATGAAGTTAAGGGGCAAATTTTAGCTGATAATTTAGTTAACTCTGGTAATGATACTTGGGCTGGATTTAATATTAAAAATGAAAAAACAGTTAATATGAAAGAAGCTGGTATTATCGATCCAACTAAAGTAGCAAGAACTGCATTGCAAAATGCGGCATCTGTTGCTGGTACAGTATTACTAACAGAATGTACTGTAGTAAATGAAATTACTGAGGAAAATCCTCAACAACAAGTTGATCCATCAATGATGGGTTATTAACCAATAAATAATAAAAAAATGACAAAACAAGAAATTTTTGAGATTATTGAAACAAATTTCAATATCTTAGCAGCAGAAAACGATGGAACTACTAAGGCAAGTCAAGCACGAGCTAGAAAAGCAGCCCAAGCTATTAAACGAGTAATCACAGATTATAAAAAAGCATCTGTGGCTGAGTCAAAATAGTTTCGTATATTATGGCTACAAAGATTGAAGAAAAAAATATCCTAATCGCTCGGAGAGTTCCTCCGGGCGACAAATGGAGATTAGTTGCAAATGAACCAGATGGTCCTGTACATAAAACTTTAACTGATGCCTTAGAAGCATACATGGTCAAAACAGGATTTAAAGGTCACTACAGGTTAGAACCACTTAAAAGTAGTTTATATGCAATTGATTCTAAAGAAACAGAAGTAATACCAGAACCAGAAAAGAAATATTCAATATATGGCGAATACGGAGAATAGTTTATTAGTAGAAAAATATAGACCTAAAACATTAAATAATTATGTTGGAAATGAAAATATAAAAAAATCTATATCTGCCTATTTAAACCAAAATGATATTCAAAATTTTATATTTTATGGTCCTGCAGGAACTGGTAAAACAACGTTAGCAAAAATTATTGTTAATAGTCTAGACTGTGATCATCTATATATTAATGCTTCTGATGAACGTGGTATTGAAACCATTAGAGATAAAGTTTCTAGTTTTGCATCTGTTGCTTCGTTTAAACCACTTAAAGTGGTTATTTTAGATGAAGCAGATTTTCTTACAATTCAAGCTCAAGCATCACTTAGAAATATAATTGAAACATTTTCTCGTACTACAAGATTTATTATGACTTGTAATTTTGTAGAACGTATTATTGATCCCCTACAATCTAGATGTCAAGTACTTAAAATTGTACCTCCAACCAAAAAAGATGTTGCTAAACATTTAAATTGGATTTGTAATGAAGAATCAATTACACATGAAATAAATGATTTAGTACCTCTAGTTAATCAATATTATCCCGATTTACGTAAGTGTATTAATACTATACAATTATCAACTGTAGATGGTGGGGCAAATGATTTATATCTTAGGTTAGATCAATCCATACTAGTATCATCTAATTATATAGACAAGGTTATTACTGAATTATCTAAAGGTAATAAAGTATCATCATTTAATACCATACGTCAAATTATAGCAGATGCTAATGTAGATGACTTTGATGAGTTATTTAGAGCACTTTATGATCGTTCATCTGAATATTATAAAGATAAAGAAGGCACAGCAACACTAGCAATAAACGAACACCAATATAAAGCAAATTTCCGTATTGACAAGGAAATAAATATAATGTCATTAATTCAAACTTTAATAAAATATAAATAATTAAACTATGGAACAACCAGTTCAACAACCCAAAATCGATTTATCCAACACTACTGCATTAAAAAACTTTGATGGAGGGGATACATTTACTCAACAATTTATCATTCGTAAAGTTTCTAGATTTGTAACAGGTACTGATGAAGATGCTATGATGCCTATTCCAGTATTTGTATGTACAGAATCAGGTAAAATTGTAGGAGAAGGATTACCTCCTGAATTAAGAGAAGAATATAAAGATCAACTTCTTTAATGAAAAATATTTTTGATTGGTTAAAAGCAATTAATAATACCAAACCCCCAGCTGAGTCTTTTACAGACAAAGATTGGGAGGTTTGGAACAGTTATATGATACATAGATTTTTATCTATGAATCCTGATTATTTAGAAATTGTAAATTATGTTCAAGATTTTCCCCCGCAGGAAAAAAGAATGATTTATAATATTTATAGAGAATTTATTCCAAAAAATAATAAATGGAGTAAATATATTAAATCTAAAGTAAAACAACCAAATAAAGATTTAATTATTAATATTAAAAATTATTTCCAATGTTCATCAAAAGAAGCAAAAGAATATATAAATATATTGGATTCTACAGACGTAGGTCGTATATTATCTAGTATAGGATTAGAAAAAAAAGAAATTAAACAATTATTAAAATGACAAAAGAATTATATAATATGTTAAAAACATCTGCTGAGGCAGATAAAGCTAAAGCATTATTATCACTTGAATTACTTGGTAATAAAGCAGTAGGAATTGGAGATCACTCTACAGAAGATTTTTATAAAAATGCTGAAGAAGCACTTATAAATCTAGTTGATGCTGATGATAGATTAGCAGCACTAAATACTTATTTTCTAGATAGTAAAGAACAAATCAATGGGTGATTCAGTTAAAAAATACATGGAGAGTTTAGAAAATAAAATTAATAGCGGGGGACATTTTGCTTCCAACGCCATCCAATTATCAAAATTTATGAGTGATAGAGAAATTATGAATGCTAAAAACGGGGTATCAACAAAATTAAGTGTACAAGTATTCGAAAAAGAATACCCTGAATTATCTAAGGAATTTAAAAAAATCCAAAAAGAAATGTATGAAATGTTTGCCCGTAAACATATGGATTATGGTTTAAATAACATTGCTTTAGGTGGAGATATCGTTAATAACAGCGATGATAAACAATTTTCATTAACTGGGTTATGTATTAGATTAACTGACAAAATATCACGTTTAAAAAATTTACTAATTAATGGTAGATCATTTGTTGAAGGTGAAGGTATGCAAGATACATTTATAGATATTGCTAATTATGGAATAATCGGTCTTTTAGTAGGTCGAGATAAATGGAAAAAATAGTTTGGCTAAAAAACTTCCAAAAATAGTAAAAGAGATTAGAAATAATCCCCCACCACCTATTAATTATGCATATCAAAAGAATATATCATATTCTCAGATGTCTATATTTAGAGGATGTCCTCATAGATGGAAACTTCAGTATAAAGATAAAATTAAACGATTTACATCTTCTATCCATACTGTATTTGGAACTGCTATGCATGAATCAATGCAATATTATCTAGATTATGCTTATGAAAAATCATTTGCTGCTGCTGATAGAGATATTGATTTAAAAGAAGATTTTCAAGGTCGATATATAAGTGAATATCAAGTACAATATAGAAAGAATAATGATTCTCATTTTTCTGATGCCGTTGAAATGAGAGAATTTTTTGAAGATGGGGTAGCTATTTTAGAATGGTTTAAGAAAAAGCGTAATAGATATTTTAGTAAAAAGGGTACATATTTAGTTGGATGTGAAATACCAATTGTAGTAGCACCAAATAAAATGTTAAATAACGTATTATATGTGGGGTATCTTGATGTTGTAACATATTGTGAAACAACAGATACATTTAAAATAATCGATATAAAAACAAGTACTAATGGGTGGAATGATTATTCTAAAAAAGATGAAAATAAACAATTCCAACTATTACTCTATAAACAATACTTTTCAGAACAATATAATATACCTTTAAATAAAATTGAAATTGAGTTTTTTATTCTTAAAAGAAAGGTATTAGATCCTAATGATGAAAAGCTTATGTCACCTTATCAAGCTTATAGGGTACAACAATTTGCACCACCAAGTGGTAAAATTAAACTATCAAGAGCAAAAAATGCTATTAATGATTTTATTAATGAATGTTTTAATTCAAGTGGTAAAATAAAAGAAGCAGATTATCCAAAATCTCCTTCTAAATGGAATTGTAATTTTTGTCCTTATGGAGAAGATAAAGAATTATGTGGAGCTAAACAACATTTTTCGTAGGTTTCCACATACGTATATATATAAATAATGTTTTAATAAATAAAGACTATGAGTTCAACAAAAAACCAAACACTAACTAGTGTTAAAGTCCAAACCCCTTTATTTGAGGAATTTAAAATTGAATGTGTAAAGCGTAAATTTTCATTTCAAAAACTTGCTGATCGTGCTTTGTTTTTGTATCTTACAGATGAAGATTTTCGTAAAAAAATTACAAATCAAATTAACCTCCAAATAAAAAAGAATGGATAGAAAATTTAGTTATATTCCCAAAGATAAACGTAAAAAAATACTTTTAATTTGTGATGATATCAGAGTACATTCAGGTGTTGCTACTGTTGCTAAAGAAATTGTAGTACATACTGCAAATCATTTTAATTGGTGTCAAATAGCAGGTGCTATTAGACATCCTGAAAAAGGAAAACAACTAGATCTATCAGATGAAACTAATAAAGTAGCAAAAATTGAAGATTCTTATGTAAAATTATTCCCTGTAGATGGTTATGGTAATGAACAGATTTTAAGAGAAATTTTAAAATTTGAAAAACCAGATGCCGTAATGTTGTTTACAGATCCAAGATATTTTGAGTTTGTTTTTAGAATGGAGGCTGAAATTAGAAAAATTTGTCCTATTATGTATCTTAATATTTGGGATGATTTACCTGCTCCTATGTATAACAGTGCTTACTATGAAGCTTGTGATTTATTAATGGGAATTTCAAAACAAACTGTAAATATTAATAAGTTAGTTTTAAAAGGAAAAGAAAAAAATAGACTATTTAAATATTTACCTCATGGTAAAAATGAAAATATCTATTACCCTTTAACACAAGAAGAAAAATCATCAAAAGATTTTATTAACTTTAAAAAAAGTATATTTAAAAATAAAAACCCTAAATTTGTTGGTTTCTTTAACTCTAGGAATATTAGAAGAAAACAAATCCCTGATACTTTATTAGCTTTTAGAGAATTTTTATATTCATTACCTAAAGAAGAAGCTAAAGAATGTTTTCTAATATTACATACAGAAGCAGTAACTGATCATGGTACAGATCTATATAAAGTAAGAGAATATTTATTTGGAGAAGATTTTGAAGATCAAATTATATTTTCCCACCAAAAATATGATGATAGAATATTAAATTGGTTATATAATATAGCTGATGTACAACTATTAATTACATCAAATGAAGGATGGGGATTAACAATTACTGAGGCTATTTTAGCAGGTACTCCTATTATAGCTAATACTACAGGTGGGATGCAAGATCAAATGAGATTTGTAGATAATGAAGGTAAATGGTTTGAACCGGATGAGAATGTGCCTTCTAATCATAGGGGTACATATAAAGAACATGGTGAATGGGCATTTCCAGTTTATCCAACTTCAAATTCAATACAAGGTTCTCCTCCTACTCCTTACATTTATGATGATAGATGTTCATGGGAAGATGTTAGTAAAAGATTAAAAGAAGTATATCTTATGAATAAAGAGGAACTTCAATCTAGAGGGTTAAAAGGTAGAGAATGGGCTATAAGTAATGAAGCTGGTTTTACATCAAAACACCAGGCTGAAAGATTTGTAGAATATGTAAATGAACTATTTGATACTTGGGAACCAAGAGAAAAATATGAAATAGTAAATGCAAATGAATATAAAGGAAAATTTTTAAACCATAAAATAATTTATTAATGAGTAAAACAAGTTTTGTAATAAGTTGCCCATTTGACACTTATAGTGGATATGGAGCTAGATCAAGAGATATAGTTAAAGCTATAATACAATCTGGAAAATATGATGTAATGTTATTACCCCAGAGATGGGGATCAACTTCTTGGGGTTTTTGTGATGCACACCCTGAATGGAAGTTTTTAAATGATTTAAAAATTAATAGATTAACTAAACGTCCTGATATTTGGATGCAAATTACAATACCTAATGAATTTCAACCAGTTGGGAGATATAATATTGGATGTACCGCAGGTATTGAAGCTGATAAATGCAAACCAGAATGGATTGCTGGTTTAAATAAAATGGATAGGAATTTTGTGTCTTCTAAATTCACAAAAAAGATGTTTGAAGAACAAATATTTGATCAAAAAGATAAAAAAACAAACCAAGTTATAGGAAGTATTAAATTAGAAAAACCTATAGATGTTGTATTTGAAGGTGTAGATTTAGATACATATAAACCTCTAAAAAGTACTGAATTAACTACTTTTGATTTTAGTAAAATTAAAGAATCATTTTGTTATTTATTTGTAGGACATTGGATGAAAGCAGATTTTGGTCATGATAGAAAAAATGTTAGTTTATTAGTAAAAGCATTTTATGAAACATTTAAAAATAAAAAGAAAAAACCTGCTTTAATATTAAAATCATCTACTGGAGTAGCAGGATATATGAGTAGAGATGAAATTTTAGATAAAATTAACAAAATTAAAAAATCAGTAGATTCTAAAATTTTACCTAATATTTATGTTTTAAATGGAGAATTTAGTGATTCTGAAATGAATGAATTATATAACCATCCTAAAGTAAAAGCAATGGTTAGTTTAACTAAAGGAGAAGGGTTTGGTAGACCATTACTAGAATTTACTACAACAGGTAAACCTGTAATAGCTTCAGGTTGGTCTGGTCATACAGATTTTTTACATAATCAATTTTCAGTTTTAATACCTGGAGAATTAGAACCTGTACACGCCTCTGCTGCTAATAATTGGTTAATTACTGAAGCTAAATGGTTTAAACCTGATACTAGATATGTTGGAGGTTCTTTTAAAAATGTATTTGAGAAATATAAAGATTTTAGAACAAAAAGTAAAAGACAAAAATATTATACACAACAAAATTATAGTTGGAAACATATGGAAAAATTAGTTAATGAAATTTTAGATAATAATCTTCCAGAGTTTCCTAAAGAAATGGAGCTAAAACTCCCAGAATTAAATATACCAAAATTATGAAACATGACTCACTAAAAATATGCACCAGATGTGGTTCAGATGCTTGTTATACCCAAGAAGTAACTAAAGATATTAATATAGAAATGTGTTATGGATGTGGTTTTCAAAGTAACAGTATAATTAAAAAAGGAAATGAATTCTTTAATCAACAATTTGAAAATCTTCCAGAATTATATAAAGAATTAATGGATGAAGAAGAAGAAACAGGTAAAATATGGATGCCCACTATTATTAACTTAAAAGATAAGGGTATGGTTTTTGCTGATGGAACTGGAAGAAATAATTGGAGATGGGCTGCAGTCAAAGCAGTAGAAATACCTAAGGAAGAACAAGAAAAATTTAAAGGAGAAAAACATAAAGCTGATATGTCTACTATAAAACATTTTGTAGAACGTGAATTTATAGAAGCACTTTCATATATTGGCGTATTACCAGAATAAATGAAAATATTAGTTACAGGTGGAGTTGGATTTGTAGGAACAGCTCTAATTAAAAAATTGTTAACCGAGGGACATAATGTTCACTCATTAGATAATTATGAAATTGGTGTTATTGAAAATGAAATAGCTGGTTGTAATTATCATATTGGGGATATAGAAAATATAAGTTTAATGGATAAAGATTTTGATCTAATATTTCATTTAGCTGCTCTATCTAGAATACAACCTTCATTTAATAATCCAAATGAAACCTACAGAGTTAATACAATTGGAACACAAAGGGTATGTGAATTTGCTAGATTAACGGGAGCTAAAGTTGTATATGCTGGTTCCTCTTCTAGATGGCATGATCCATATCAATCACCTTATGCTGCGTGTAAACACATGGGAGAAGAAGCATGTAAAATGTATAAAAAAACCTATGGTATGAATATTGAAATAGTTAGGTTTTATAATGTTTATGGTCCTGGTGAAATAGTAGATGGAGATTGGGCTGCGGTTATAGGAAAATGGAGACGTCAAGTTAGAGATGGAGAACCAATAACCATTGTAGGTAATGGTGAACAAAGAAGAGATTTTACCTATATAGATGACATTATAGATGGACTATGGAAAATTGGAATGAAGGAATTAACACATGAAGATGCCTGGGAATTAGGAACGGGTATGAATTATTCTATTAATGATGTTTATTTAATGTTTAAGGAAAGATTTGGAGTTGATTTTATTAACTTACCAGACCAATCAGGCAATTATAGAGCTACTTTAAGAGAAAATGATGATAGTTTAGATAAATTAAATTGGAAACCTTCAGATAAATTAAGAGATTATATCTTAAGTTTAAACAAAAATTAAATATGAAAATAAGTTATGCAATAACCGTATGTGATGAGTTTCTTGAAATACAAAAACTTCTCTCACTATTATTAAATAATAAAAGACAACAGGATGAAATTGTAGTATTAGTTGATTTAAGTAAAAATGAACCTACATCTGAACTTTTAAGTTATCTTCATGAACTAAGTTCTGAAGATTGTATTAAGTTAGTTGAAGACAATTTTAAAGGACATTTTGCTAATTGGAAGAATTTATTAACTAATCATTGTTCTGGAGATTTTATATTTCAAATAGATGCTGATGAAACCCCCCATGAAGTATTATTAGGTTATCTTCCTGAAATATTAGGAAATAATCCTAATAATGAAGTATATTTAGTTCCTAGAGTTAATACTGTAGAAGGATTAACAGATGAACATATTAAAAAATGGGGATGGAGAGTTAACGATGCCGGTTGGGTAAATTGGCCTGATTATCAATGGCGTATTTGGAAAAATAAACCAGAAATTAAATGGGTAAATAAAGTACATGAAAAACTAGAAGGTTTTAAAACATATGCTACCATTCCTTTAACTGAACAATTATCTTTATACCACCCTAAAAATATTAATCGTCAAGAAAAACAAAACGCTTATTACGATACATTATGAAAATATTATATGTAACAAATCATAATGATATTTTTGATTTTACTAAAGGGGTTATTAATGATTACCAAAATGATTTAGTATTTCATGGTTTAAGAGAATTATTTGGAGATGATGTTGTAGATAGTACACAAATAATATCTTTATATAAAGAATTTGAAGGTAAGATTTTGCCTCAAAACTTATGGGGACGTATGACTCTTTTTTGGTTAATAGGTGATAATAATATAGATAGAACTAATATTGAAGATAAAATTAAAGATAAATATTATGATTTAATTATTTATGGGTCAATTAAACGTTGTAGAAATTATTATAATCTAGTTTCTAAAGTATACCCACCTGATAGAGTTATACTAATTGATGGAAATGATGAAGAAACTTTAGATCCTTTACATACTAAACATCTATATTTTAAAAGAGAATTTTTACCTGGCTATGAACATAAAAATATCCATCCTATAACTTTTGGTATTCCTTCTTCTAAAATAGCCAAATTGCCTATAACAAAAACACAACAATATGCAACTAACATCCCAGGTAAACCTGAAACTTATATTTTTAAAGATGAAAAAAGTTACTATGAAGATTACCAAAAATCATATTATGGAGTAACTACTAAAAAAGCAGGATGGGATTGTATGAGACACTATGAGATATTAGGTAATTATTGTATGCCTTATTTTCCAGAATTAGAAAAATGTCCTAAGAATACTTTATCTTTACTACCAAAAGAATTACTTATAGAAGGAAGAGAGTTAACGAAAAATTTTAATATTGAAAGATATTATAATATTTTAGATGAACTATTTGATTATACTAAACAAAATCTTACTACAAAAAATGTAGCTGAGTATATATTATCTAAAATATGATATTAAAGGAAATTATAAATAAATCATATTATGGTACCTGTAATTATATTGGTAATCTTAATGATCTTAAAAGATTAGAACAACTTATTTTATATAATTTTAATGTACTAAAAGAATATAAAGGTATTATAGTAGCCACTAACTATGGAAATCTAGATTTATCCTCCCAAAATTCAGAAATGTGGTTAAAGTATTTCCCTAATTGTCATATAATTGATTTAAATGAAAATAGAGGACATAATTTTGGGACTGCTGATTTAGACAATGTCTTATTTGATTATTGTAAACAAAATAATATAGAATGGTTATGTAAATCATCAGGAGATACTATTTTAGAAATAGAAGTACTTAATAATAGAATTGAAGAAAGTGATTTTTATTACTTAAATGGAATTGGTTATGGTGGAATGGTTAAATATAATTTTAATTTAGATGTAATAATTAAAGAAGATTTTTATCCACAAACTAATTTTTATTTTATAAATGTATCAAAAACAGATTATTTAAATGATAAAGATTACATTAATAAAACATATGACACTATTAAAAATAATTCTGAATATAATGGAAAAATTTGGGAATATTTTAGTGGGTGGAGTTGTGAAGATTTCTTAAAAAATTGTGTTATTAGAAATAATCTTTCCAAATTTCATTTGGTTACTCCAAAAAATTATCGTATATTACTTCAATATATAAAAGATTCTCAAATACATGACTGTAGTCATAAACAAATAATGATTGAAAATATTTGTCATTTACATGAGGGTAATAATATAATAAAACTTTAATATGAAACAAACAAAAAAAATTTGGTATGCTCCTTATAAGCATGAAGCTTATGGTCAAGAAGAAATTGATGCCGTAGTTGAATCACTAAAATCAGGTTGGTTAGGAGGACAAGGTCCTAAATCAGTTGAATTTGAAGAAAAAATTGCTAAAACATTTGGTAAAAAATATGGTGTATTTGTTAACTCGGGTTCATCAGCATGTTTATTAGCTATTGCTGCTTTAGACTTACCTAAAGGAACTAAAATTATTACACCTGCTTGTACATTTGCTACCACATTAGCTCCTATTATCCAATTAGGATATGTACCTGTATTTGTAGATGTAGATTTAACTACATATTGTGCAAATATAGATCAAGTTATAGCTAAAGTAACAGATGATACATCAGCAATTATGTTGCCAAATTTAATTGGTAATAAACCAGATTGGCCTAGACTTAAAAAGGCATTAGTTGATATGGGTAGAGAAGATATTTATTTAATTGAAGATTCAGCTGATACTTTAACTCAAACACCTGAAACAGATGTTGCCACTACTAGTTTTTACGCTTCACACGTTATTACAGCTGGTGGAGTAGGTGGAATGGTAATGTATAATGATAAAAAACATGTTACTAAATGTTTACAATATAGAGATTGGGGTAGATTAGGTGATGATTCTGAGATTATGGATGATAGATTTAATCATATAGTAGATGGGATTCCTTATGATCATAAATTTTTATATTCAGTATTAGGTTATCATATGAAAGCTAGTGAAATGAATGCCGCATTTGGTATTGTTCAATTAGAAAGATTTGGTGTTAATAGTAAAATTAGAAGAGATAATGTTGAACGTTATTTAGAAAATTTAAAAGGGGTTGGGGATCTAATTTTACCTGATGATAGTATTAAACCTAATTGGTTAGCAATACCCTTACAAACAGAAAAAAGATTTGAATTATTAAACTTTTTAGAGGATAATAACATCCAAACTAGAGTAACATTTGCCGGTAATGTAACTAGACACCCAGTTTATCGTGAGTATTTAGAAGACTTTGAAAATTCAGATACTATTATGAAAAATGGATTTTTACTAGGAGCTCATCACGGGATGACTGTTGAAGATGTAGATATTGTATGTGATAAAGTTAAAGAATTTTTTAATAAATAGATGAAAGTAGCTATATTAGGGGATGGATTACTAGGAATAGAATTATCAAAACAAACTAATTGGGATATTATTAGTAGAAATTCTCATGGTCTTGATTTTAATGATATATCATCTTGGTATCAATATTTAGTTAAATATGATGTAATTATTAATTGTATAGCTAACACTGATTCATACTCCAAAGATAAAACCCAACATTGGAACATAAATTATAAATCAGTAGTAAGACTATGTAATTGGTGTAATGAATATGATAAAAAATTAGTACATATATCTACTGAATTTGTTTATGCTAATAATGAAAAACCACCTACAGAAGAAGATATTCCATCCCCTGATAATACTTGGTATGCTTATACTAAATTATTAGCAGATGAATATATTAAACTTACTAGTTTTAATTATCTAATTTGTAGAGAATTACATAAACCAAATCCATTCCTATATGATGAGGTTTGGAAAGTCCAAACATCAGGAGATACAGTTGATAAAATAGCTAATTTAATAATACAATTAATAAATAAAAATGCTAGTGGAGTTTTTAATGTTGGTACTGGGGATAAATGGTTAAAAGAACTTGCACCTAAAACAAGTAAAGTAATACCACCTCCATTTAAAACCCCATTTGATACTAGAATGGACTTAACTAAACTTAATAACTTTTTAAATGAGAATAATATATAGAATATCAGATGCTGGTTATAATAAAGTCAAACCAGAATATATTAATAATGAAAATTGTTTAGCTAATGCTACTAAGGTATTTGATAATTCAACCTGGAGTGTTATAGCAGATAATGTATCCCCAGATACTAATAATATGATTCAAAAATATGTAACACGTAATTGTATTTTATATGCTGAAAAAGGTAATGGGGCTGCAACATTTAATTTAGCATTGGATGAAGCCTTAACTTATGATGATGAAGAAATAATATATTTTATAGAGAATGATTATTTGCATAAACCTGAATCTGAAAAAATAATAGAAGAAGGATTTAAATTAGGAGCATCATTTGTATCATTATATGACCATCCAGATAAATACATTACACCTGAAAATGGTGGTAATCCTTATTGTCAAGGTGGAGCTGAAGACACAAGAGTATATTTAACTGATTCTTGCCATTGGAAAATAACTAATAGTACTACTATGACTTTTGCTGCTAAAGTAAAAACATTAAAAAAAGTAGAACCTACACTTAGAGCTTATACTACTGGAACCTACCCTCAGGATTTTAAAATGTTTTTGGATTTAAGAAAACAAGGACATTTGTTAGTAACACCTTTACCTGGATATTCTACTCATGGAGAAACTGCTTGGTTAACTCCTTTAACTAAATGGGAACAATATATAAAATGATAACAGTAGTAATTACAACATATAAAGAACCTAAGGCATTAGATATTTGTTTACAATCCGCTATTAAAGGGCAAGTCCACGATAATCAGATTATTGTAGTAGTAGATGGTTATTATGACTTAAATAAAGAAGTACTAGATAAATATAAGGATAAAATAAATACCCTTAATTTAGAAAATAATTTAGGAATGATTAAGGCCATGAATTTAGGTCATTATAATGCCCATCATGATTTGGTATTTCATGTTCAAGATGATAATGTATTTCCAAATAAATGGGATGAAAAATTATTAGAACATTATAAAGAAGGATCAGTTTTAACCCCAAACCAAATAGAACCTAATCCAAGTATGTTTCCTCAATTTAGTATAAAAGATTTAGGAACGGATTTAAATAACTTTAATTTATCTTCATTTTGGGATTACAATGAATTAATATCTAAAAATGAATTTGATGAATGTGGTTCAACTTTCCCTTTCTTAATATCTAAATCTGATTATCTAAAAATAGGTGGATTTGATGAATCATACCCAGGACCTTGGGTTGTTGATTGGGAATTTTTTATGAAATGTCAAATGAATGGATTAAAAATGATTAGAACTTATAACTGCCATTTTTACCATTTTGTATCATTAGGGACAAAATCACAAGAACAATTAGAGGAAGCAAAACAAAAAGAAAATTTATGTCATAAATTTGCCTTATACAAATGGGGTTCGTATATTAAACATAACCCTAATAATAACATAAAATATATTTAATGGAAAATATAATAGGATTTACAGCAGGTAACTTTGATCTAATCCATCCAGGATATATCTATACATTTGAAGAAGCAAAACGTCATTGTGATTATTTCATGGTGTTTTTACAACGTGATCCATCTGAAACTAGGTTTACTAAATACAAACCTGTTATTCCTTTATATGAAAGGTATAAAACTTTAATGGCTATCGAATATGTAGATGAAGTAGTTACATATCAAACAGAAGAAGAATTAATAAGTCTAATTGAATTTTATAAACCCGATATTAGAATTTTAGGAGACGATTACATTGGTAAAAGATTTACAGGGGATTATTTACCTCAAAAAGTAATTTATACTACCAGATCACATGGTTGGTCAACTACTAAGTTGAAAAATATGATTACTAAACAAACAGTTTTACAAAATCCTGATGTTTTAAATGAAAAAAATTAGTGACCATAGAGGATTATTTTTTTTAGATAATAATGCTAGATATGATCAAGTATTTATTGCAACTAATGAAGCTAGGCATACTTTTAGAGGTATGCATTTTCAAACTAATCCTTATCAAATTAAAAATTTAACAATTATCCAAGGGGAAGTTTTAGATTTTTTATATAATATTAAAACAGGTGAAGTAAAAGAATATAATTTAAAAGTAGGAGATACACTTACTATTAGTGAAGAGTATGCTCATGGTTATTTAACATTAGTACCTGACACTATAGTATATTATGGAGTAAAAGGAAAATTTAATCCTGATACATACAAAAGTATTGTATGGAATACAATTCCTAGTATAAAAAATACAATAGAAACAATTATAGGTGACTTAAATAGAATTACAATTTCAGAAAAAGATAAATTAGGAAAATGAGAATAATAGTAACAGGAGGAGCAGGATTTATAGGATCCCATTTTATAAATTTTGTAGGTAAACAAAACCCAACAACTGAGATTGTATTGGTAGATAAATTAACTTATGCTTCTAATTTGAACAATTTAGATGTTAAAGTTAAATTTATTAAAAAAGATATATGTGATATAACCCCAGAGGATTTAGGAATATATGATTATTTAATCAATTTTGCAGCTGAAAGTCATGTTGATAATTCAATTAAAAATGGAAAACCATTTGTAAAAACAAATGTTGAAGGTACTTTTAATTTATTAGAAGTAGCTAGACAAAATCCTAATCTAAAAAAATTCGTTCAAATATCTACTGATGAAGTTTATGGTGATATGGATGATTATGGTCCTGGTGTTTTAGCTGATGAAAAATTTAGTTTAATTGGATCATCATATTATTCATCAACTAAGGCGTCTGCTGATTTATTAGTTCAAGCAGCAGGTAGAACATATGGATTACCCTATTTAATAACTCGTACGTGTAATAATTACGGAAAAAACCAACATCAAGAAAAATTATTGCCTACAATAATAAATTGTGTTAAAAATAATCTTAAAATTCCTATCTATGGAGATGGTCAAAATATAAGAGAATGGATACATGCTGATGATAATTCAATGATAATATTCAATTTATTAAATTCAGATAAAACAGGAGTACATAACATAGGTTCAGGTGAAAGATATACTAATTTACAAATAATTGAAACTATAGAAAAAATATTAGGTTATCAATTAGATTTAAAGTTTGTAGAAGATAGAAAAGGCCATGATAGAGCTTATGGTTTATTAACTAATTATACACCTGTATTACAAAATAACTTGACAAAATATTTAACAGAACAATTATGAAAATAGGAATTATAGGACAAGGATTTGTAGGTAATGCTATATACCAAAAGTTTAAAAATTATTATAATGTAATAACTTATGATTTAAAACCAAATTTATGTAATTCTACATTTGAAGAAGTAGCTAAACAATTAGTTATATTTGTTTGTCTTCCTACTCCAATGAATATGGATGGAAGTTGTAATATTGATTTAATTGAAAAAACTCTTTTAAAAATATCTCAATCTCCATCTCCAAATTTATTTAGAACAATAGTAATTAAATCAACAATCCCCCCAGGTACAACTGATAAATTAAATGCTAAATATGATAATCTTCATATTATGTTTAATCCTGAATTTTTAACTGAAGCTAATGCTATAGAAGACTTTAATAATCAAAATAGAATAATTTTAGGAGGTCATAAAGATGTTACATCCTACCTTAAAACTATATACATTAAAGTATTTCCACAAGCACGTATAATTAAAACTGATTCAACTCATGCAGAAATGGTAAAGTATCTAATAAATACATTTCTTTCAACCAAAGTATCTTTTGCAAATGAGATGTACGAAATAAGTAAATCATTAGGTATTGATTATGATAAGGTTATTGAGTATGCAACATTAGATGATAGATTAGGAAAATCACATTGGAATGTACCAGGACCAGATGGGGATTTTGGATTTGGTGGACATTGTTTTCCAAAAGACCTCCAGGCATTGATATCATTAGCACACGATTTAAATGTATCCCCAAGAATATTAACAGCAGTTGATTGTAAAAACAATGATGTTAGAAAAAACAAAGATTGGAAACAAATGAGAGGGAGAGCTGTAATATAGTTGTTTACCTAATCTCTTTTTCATATATTTATATATTGCAATTTAAATTTAAATAATAGTTAATGACAACAACTCAACAATCAAACAATGGGCAAACTCAAGTCAATAGTACTAGAGAAACGTTCAATGCAAAGGTATCCCGATTAAGTATGTTAGGGAGATCTAAAAAAGTTGCCTGGGACAATGTAAGAAGAAACAGGTCAATTTAACACTTAAAAAGTAATAAAAAATGAAAATGATTCCTTGTATTAAATGTAAGGCAGATATGCCTGAATTAAGGTTAACTCAATATGGTTATAAAGTATGTGTTAATTGTTCTAGTGTAAGCACTAAACGTGGCATCCCAGTAACAAGGGGTTCAGGTGATCATACTTGGACTGAAACCGTAATAATGGAAGAAGATCAATATCAGTCTTTTGTAAACTCAACTTCTAAAGAAAGAGGTAGCAGTGGTGATACAGTAACCTTTAAATTAAATTAATGCCTAAGGCAAAACCTTTATCTAAAGAACAAATAGTAGCGGCTCAAGCGAAAACAAAATCTAATATGGCTGCTGCTCGTTATCTTCATGTGTCATATCAACACTATAAGAAGTGGGCTAAGTTATATAAATTATTTGATGGACATAAAAATCAAAGTGGTAAAGGTATACCTAAGTTTTTAAAGGGGCCTAAAAAAATGCCTCATATGTTAGAAATAATTGAGGGTAGGATAGCTGCATCTTCATTTGATCCAAATAAACTTAAATATGCTCTAATAGAACAGGGATATTTATCAGAGGAATGTTCTATATGTTCATTTAAAGAAAGAAGGGTATTAGATTACAAGATTCCTTTATTACTTCATTTCAAAGATAATAATAGTAATAATTATAGTTTAGATAATGTACAGTTATTATGTTATAATCATTATTTTCTAACTGTAGGAGATGTTTTTAATGCTAAAGATGTAAAACAAATTGAATCAAAACAAGAACATTTTGGTACAAGTGAAAAAGTAGAATGGGAAGTTGATGATTATCATTTACAACGTTTAAAAGAATTAGGATTAGGAGATGATGATGAAGATGATATTAATCAATATATTTCAAGAATATGAAAAAATCTAGACGAGCTAAATCATTAGAAAAAAAACATCATAAAATTACTAAGGATTACGATAAACAAAAAGAACGTCATTTAGAAAAACTTGCATCAAAAACTTTGGCTAATGACGAAAAGTTTCGTAAATTACATGATAAGAAAATCAAGGGTGATTTCTTAAAAAATTTTTAATTATGGAATTTGCACACAAATGGGAATTTGATAGTGAAGATGAATTAAATAATATCTTTACTGACGGTAAAAAAGAATTAAATGATCTAATTGTAGATATAGCATTAGATAATTTGCATACTAAAATTAATGATATACCTGTACTATCAATCTATACTAAAGATACAGATATGTTTTATGATATTATGATTGAACGTCCTGATATGGTAGAAACATTAGAACAAAATCTTACAGCAATGGAGGAATATGAGGATTATGAACGTTGTTCTAAGATTATTAAAGCAATAGATTATCTTAAAAATCAATAATATGAAAACTACGTTAAAAATTGGAATTATAGGAATATCAATTTTTTTACTAGCATTTAAAGATTATAGAGAAAAACTACTCCCAGTTACTCCAGTATTAGATTTACCCGTTAAAGGTATAAATAATATTGAAGTTACACCATTAACGGTACCTCATATTGAATTAAAATCAAATTCCCATGAAGAATTTTTAAAAGCTATTGGATTTAAAGAATCAGGTAATAGATATGATGTTGTAAATCGTTTTGGTTATATGGGTAAATATCAATTTGGAAAACGAACACTCAGAGGTTTAGGATTTAAAGTAAGTAAAGAAGAATTTTTAAATTCCCCTGAAATTCAAGAAGCTGCTATGAGAAAATTACTCCAAACTAATAAAAAATATTTACAAAAATATATAGATGAGTTTGAGGGAAAAGTAGTAAATGATATTCTAGTAACAGAATCAGGATTATTAGCTGCTGCACATTTAGGAGGTGCTGGGAGTGTTAAAAAATGGTTCCGTACTGGTAAAGTTAAAAAAGATGGTAATGGAGTTAAAATAACTACATATATGGAGCGTTTTTCTGGATATGATTTATATTTATAAGCAAAAATAGATTATGGCAAGGATAGTTGTAAATAATTACACCCCAAATAGTAGAAAAAAACGCCCTGGGGTACATGCTAAAAGCAAAACTAGTAAATTAAAAAAAAGTAAAAATTATGTCAAAGCGTATCGTGGTCAAGGGAGATAGTATGGATTTAAGTACTATATCTTTATTTAACCATATGACAGATGATGATTTTCTAGCTGTACATAATGCTGGACAATTAAAAAACTTATGTACGGCTTTATCATTAGATTTACAATCAATTAAAGATGAAAAAATTAAAACAAATAACACTTACACAGCATGAATGGATTGATGCTATGAAACTTCCTACACCTCATAGGAATAAAAAGAAATACTATAGAAAAGAAAAACACAGAGCTGCTTGGAAAAGCGGCTCTTCTTCATTATATTTACATAGTAAATAAAGGTTATGTTATACGAATTTAAAAATTATAATAAACACGGTAATGTAAGGACAAGGATAGTACCTGGTCCCAAGGGTAAAGCATTTAGTGTTAATCCAAAAGGTTTAGGTAATTATATTGGTGTTAGAGTATTCAAATATGAATATAAACATGAACTATTACCTCCAAGTTTATTAAGTATAGGTGGTAAAAGATATATTGTTCCTACTTGGCAAGAAGTACTACCAGAAACTGAATTGAGTGATATAAAATGGATCAAACCAAAACCAAAGGTTAAACAAGAACCAATTATTGAGACCCATATTAGCAGTAGCAACGCAAATAAAACGTATAAAACAATATACTACCCAGAATCAGGTAAATTCCATTGCGATTGTCCAGGTAGATGGAGAGCGTTTGATAACCGTTGTAAACACATAAAATCATTAGAAAAAAAAGTAAAGTAATGCGCGGGAAATTTTGATACCCGGGCTAGGGTTCGTATATTTACCACGTTGATGCAGTTAAGCATCACGTTAAAACCAATAAGAGTTATGTATATTCAAGTCAAAAACACAACAAAGAAAAGAAACAACCAATTTAGAGTTCAAACAATGTCTGCTGGATTAAAAGAAATTAAATCTAGAGGATGGATTG